GAGGTCTGCCTGCAATCTTATAACTGAGCGTCTAAATGTACTCATCGCAGTAGTTACAAGAGTTGTTAAATTTCCCCTACTTATATTTGGAAGATTAACGATAGAATTTACTATCATATCTCTTGTCATACCACCTACTAGACCTTGTATTACAGATGTCCTAACAGTATTACCGAGCATACCTGCATTCTGAAGAAATGTTGCTTGTTCAAAGTCTAATAATGATTCAAGCATATTTTCAGATATAGGTGCGTAATATGGAGTATCCTTGAGTAATGCTTGATATTTTGTAATTAAGTTTCCAACAGTACTCTGGTAACCCATTTCATTCAATATATATGTTTCCATATTAATATTGGACATAATAGAAAGAAACTCCTCTCTATCAAATTGGTTGTGCATCTCTATAATAGATTCAGCCAACCTAACCATCATATTGTTTACTTCAGTTGCGTATTGGCTTGCAACTCTATCAATAGCATTGTAATCCATTACTCACTCCTTAAAGCATCAAGAAGTGTTGAGCCGGCAGTCTTTGGCTTTCTTTCCTCTAAATAAGCAATCGCATCCTCTCTTGTCATATCTGGATTTCTTTCTTGTAATATATCAGCAAGGTCTTTAATACCCATTTCTAAATCATCCTTTTCTAATGCTCTTTTTTCTGTAGGTGTATATACTTCTTCCATTTCGCCAAAATCTACATTTTCTAATTCACCAATATCATAGTTCTTATGAAACTTGATTAACATCCTTTCCATTTCGTGTAATTCGTGTTCAAATGCTCTCCATCTAGAAATATCTTGCTTTCGCTTATCTCTTAATTCAACATTTCTAATTGCTAACGATATTCCAGAACTTGCTTGTTCGGATTCATCAACAAATGATGTTGAAAGATGGTAATTTTGTGCTAACATTTTATACATAGACCTAATAGAAGAATCTATACTTTGCGAAGTATCCGGAGGTGTCAATATTTCTAAAGATGAATCAATTTCTATTCTAGTTATAATGTCCGGTGCTATTGCTAAATGATCATTCTGCATTTCACCTTTTGCAACCAAATACCCGAAAGATTGGAATTTTTGATTCTGATGCTTTGTTGTCATTAAATCAATTATTTTTAAATGCCCTCTAATTAGGTCTTGTGAAGCAGTTGTATCCAGATAGAAGGTATCTGGTCTGCCATCACGAAATACGGGGATTAAAGGCATTTTTTCGTAGAAATTCAACCCTTCTGGATTGTATTCGTCAAACATTTTTTGATTACTATTAATTTTAAATTGAAATGCTTCTGAATCAGACCAATATTGCCAAGTTTCTTCACTGTCATCATATACACTTGACCTAGTAGCAAGAGGGAAAGAAAACGCAGTAGGCTTTAATGGATCATCACCTTCAAATTCCGGCTCAAAATCATATATAATATCATACTCTACTCTATCATTCCTCCAACAAGGTTTAATTATAACAAGTTCCAAAAGATTGACAAGTCTTTCAAATCTTTGTAGGCGATGATTTTTATTTGGGTGTAAGTATTCTTCATACTTTGAACTTGCCACTGTTCTTTTTGGTGGTTCCATATAGCATAAGGAAATTCTATCTATAACTCTTTTAGTAATGTTACTTGAACAGGGTGTCATCTTATCAGACTTTGAACCAATGTATTCACCCATTACATATTCATCTGTATTGCCGTTATAATAATCCAATGCTTCCAACCTTTTTTGTAGCCATACTTCCTTTTCTTGTTGTTGTGCATCGTGTCTGCTTTTTAGTACGATTGATTTGCTCATCTCGGTAATGCCCTCACATTATTTTTATGGATTCTTGATTTAAACATAGACCAAACGGAATATCCAAATCCGTCTGATGCGTGTGTTAATTCTTTGTTACTCTTGTCTATATCTGCTCTCGTTCCTTCCCGATTTATAACTTGCTCAAAATCCTTAATTAATACCTTACATTTGGGATCAACTATTGTACTTCTAAGCATTCTATTTGTTAAATTAACTCTTTCAATTACTGGTATTGCTCTCCTCTCTGCTCTTACATCAAAACCTTCATCTCTTAATATTTGGTGGTCTGACCTCCTAGAACTTGTAGACCTATTCCGACCAGCAGGGTCTGGTATACAGATATACTGATTGTTCGGATATCTTGATTTTATTTCTCTCGCCATTCTTTCTGTCAAGAGTTCCCCTTCCCCTGCGTGACGCAACACGACCTCGTCAATGACACGAATTTTGGGATCATTATTGTATTGTTGCCATAGTATTGATACACTAGGGGAAACATTGAAGTCTTGTCCAATGACAATGGGTAATTCAGAATTATACTTATTTTTTTTGACATAATCTCTATTCCACATATAGTATGTTTGTTGTGAACCGAATATATGACAGAACTCCCCATTTAAATATGCCTTCTGGAGTTGTTCATCATAATTCATTTTTAAACTTTCAATAAACTCTGAAGGCAACGACTTGTTATCCATTGTCCTTCCTTGGATTAATTCATACCCATCTTTGGGGTCTGATTTCCAAGTTTCATACACCCAACCAAAACCCTCCGGAGTGGTTGTTATGAATGCTTGTAAACTATTACCTTCCCTCAACCTTGATAACAACATAAACCAAGCACTGTTATCTTTAAGTAAATCTGCTTCATCTAATCCTCCGGCACTAAGATTCAAGCCTGCCCACCTTCTATTGTTTTCTGCTGACCTTAAAATTATATCAGCATACCCAAACTCTCCCTCTCCCCATCTTACAGTATACCTTAAATCAGAAGCAGTATAATCAAAATCCCAGTTTGCTTCCTCTAACATTTTTTCAAGTGTTGGTTGAAGCACATCCTTAATCATTGGGTAGGTTGGTTCTGCTAGTAATATCAACCCTCCCGGATTTAAACCACACTGACGCATACCCATTAGAACGAAAGCAGTAGTTTTCCCACTCCCATATCCGGCAACCAGAGCAGGATACTTCGCATTTGATCTTATAAAAAGATTCTGATGCTTGTATACATTAAATCTCGTTGAGTTCAAATCCTATTGGTCGTTCTTTTGTAGTCGTTTCAATTTTCTGTGCCGGTCTACCTTCCATTCGGTCTGCAATAAACTGAACTGCCCACGACCTACCCTCTAATGCGTAAGAATATACCATTCTCATTACTACTTCAAGTTTTGGGATTCCATCCTTTGTACCTTCTTCTTCCCCTATCTTTCTCAAGATATCTGGAATAGACTTAACTCCCTTCGGTCTACCCTTTCCTACTGAAGCAGTATTTCCGGCTACAAACCTTCCATTTGAACTCCGATTACTTCCGTTTTTAATCGGCTCTTTACTCATACTTTTCAAATCCTTTGACTGCATAAAATATATGCGTATTTCTAAACGACCTATCATCATCAAGATAAATTGGCGTAACTCCGTGTATATTCCTCCAAGCCGGATACACGCATAAGGAATTGTCAGACATTTCTATTGTAGCATTATAATCCGGTATATGTAAATGTCCACCTTTGGAGTTCAATCTTTTTGTAAAAATCATATTTAATGCACCCTTAATATTACCTCTATCAAGATGGAAGGGTGCTGATATATTATAATTTGATATACTTCCAGTAAATAAATTTGCAAACCTCCATTTACTCGGTACTTTATCTATTAATCTTTTTTGTTCTTTATATGCTTCCGGCATTAATTTTTTAATAATTTTTTCACCTTCCAAGCAAGCCATTAACATACCTTTAATATAATTCTTAGACTTTGCTTCTTGATGAACTGCACTCCGTCTTGGGAAAAATCTTTTCATATGGGGTTTTGCCATTATACTTCCCAATATTGTACTCATCTGAATTGTCTGTGTAGCCTTTGCTTGTTTTCTTGTCAATCCTTCTTTATACACTGCTGAGAATACATCGCTTCTTTCTAATAAAGATTTTGGAACATTTTTACTACGAAACTCTATATCTATCAAATCCAATAACTTTCTTAATTTACCTTTTAAGTTTGTCTTATAAAATCCAATAATATTTCCATTTTCTGTAAAGTAAGTATCATCTACTATATTGGGTGTAAAATGTTCACACCGGTTTCCAACTTTGTATGGATGTTTAATATTTTTTAATTCAAGCGATTTCATTTACTTTTTTATTATAATAATTTGCTATACCTTTTATATCAACCTTTGTGTCTATTCTTCCACTCTTTTTGATTAGCCTTGTGTATGGTCGCCATTCTTTATGTAGCCTTTCAGCATAGACTGCATCAGTTTTGTTTTTATATAAATCAAACAATCCTCCCTTATTGCTACCAACATTTGGACATCTGAACCAATACTTATTAAACCTCATTACTCCGTGACCATTCTTAATTGTTTTTAATGTAAAATTTCTATCTGACTTTAATTTCCAGTCGCCAAAATCCCAAGAAATGTTTTCCAAGTCTAGCATTACACAACAATCAACGAATTTACTATTAATTGAATATCTATTTTTTTCACTCCAAGCAAACTGACAATAATTTATACCGTATAATTCAAATGGTAATTTCTGTGCTTTTAAATAAATATCCTCCCATATCTCAGCACCAGTTGTTATGCTTTTCCCATCCTTAACTATTCCAAAGTTCTGTATATCATCATCTGAAATAATTACCCATTTATAATTGTTATTTTTTGACCAATCCATTACATAATTTCTCATATATGATATGCCTTGATCATTTTTATCTATAGAAACTTTATTGGGAACCTCATATTCCTTATACTCTTGTGGCTCTATAAAATGATGTACTGGGAACAGACCTTCAAACAATTTGTATGTTCTTGTTTTTTTTCTATTTTTTGTTCCTATACAGACAACTATATCACTACCGACCATACTACTTCTCTTTCAATTTCTGTTTGAAAAATCTTAAAACCTCTCCACCCATATATCCAAATTTACCATTCAAAGTTTGATATATTTTTACTGCTTCATCATAATCTTCTAAATTAAATTCTACTAATATTGATTTTCTTGTTCCTTTACGCATATCATCCACCAAATCAGAAACATCATCATCTTCTAAAATTGAATAATCAACCTCATCAAACAATCCAAGTAATGACTTTTCACTAAATCCCCAGTCTTTTAATTCTTCTACATCAAAAAAATTAGCAAGAGCATCATAATCCCATCCACCAATATTCTTATTTAACCTTATATTCAATTCCTTTTCTTTCTCAAGGGATAGATTGACCTCCACACAAGGAACAGTATCTATCTTTAAATCTTTTGCAACTAACAATCTTTGATGACCACCCACAACAATATTCTTTCTTTCATTGTGGCGATTCACTATTATTGGATCAACAAGCCCGAATCGCTTAATGCTATCCTTTAATTGATTGTACTGTTCTTTCGTTAATTGCCTTGGATTGTATTCGGCAGATATTAGGTCTTTTGATAGATATTGGACTATTTTCATATTCATTTTTACCTCGATTTTAATAATATGTTGTGTTATGATATTAGTTACTTATCGGTAACCTTACTTAATTACTTAAATTTTGTATTATCAGATATTATTCTTTTGATATTTTCTTCTGATGTGTGATACAATTCTTTTATATACTTTATTTTTTTATCAAATGAAAACTCAAAGTGTGACATAGTCTCCCACCTAATTCTAATATCCATATTTCTTATACTTATTTCATCATTATTCCTAAAGGGGTAATACGGCACTTGTGGAATTAATCTAATATTTTTTAATTCCATTTCATTCTCAACATCCAACCAGACCAGAGGTTTCTTTATTTTTTTCATAGATTCTCCATTATTCAATTATCCTCTCCCCAGTTTTTCTATTTACTCTAACGAACATTAATTCAATCTCCCAATCGTCTGAAAACACTCGTTCCGGCTTCTCTTTTAAGACATTTTTTACACAAAGCCTTCCAGATTTTTGGAACATACTCTGGAACATACTGAGGACTTTGGTAAGTATATTGGTCCGTTTTTTTTGTTGAGCCACATTGTTCACAAGTAAATAATTTTTTCCCTAAATTTTTTGCAAAGTTCACCTTCTATCACCGATAGATTTTAATTGTGTCCGTCATATATCCTTGGTGAGTTTATGCTCTCTCTTTTCTTCTAACAGTTCAGCCAATAAACTCTCAGCAATACTTTGCCAATCTATAATACTTTTATTCCTAATACAACTACCTTTACTATTCTACTTCTTTAAGATATTTTTGAATAGACTTAGTATAAATCAGTACCTTTTCTAAATTACTATTACGCTTAACACTTTTCAATTGCCCAGTATTTATTCTTCTTTTTATTGTT